TGTGAATGACCGAAATCGGGATTTCCTGATGAGATTGATTCAAAATGGTCCGGATAAATATCCTGGTGCAAAAATATTGGAACGAGTAAATGGAGAAAGTATTACGTTGAGATACGTCGATAGAAACTCCATACGCTTACATGATGGTGATATTGTACATCGTCATATGATGGATGGTGATGCGGTTCTCTTCAATAGACAGCCTTCTCTTCATAGAATGAGTATGATGTGTCATATTGCCAAAATCATGAAAAAAGGTGATACCTTTCGCATGAATGTGGGAGATACCAAACCATACAATGCTGACTTCGATGGAGATGAAATGAATATGCATATGCCACAGAACGTATTGGCAGAAACAGAATTGAAACATTTGGCAGCAATTCCATACCAAATGATTAGTCCTGCTGGAAATGCGCCTATTATTGGCATTTTCCAGGATTCTATGTTGGGGTCTTATCGTTTTACACGACCCGACCTAACATTCACACCTCGTGATACGATGAATTTATTGATGATGTTTAAACACATAGACCCCGCGTTTTTGAAAAAAAATAATGGAAAAATTACTAACTTTGATATTCTTTCACAGATTTTACCTGCTATGACATTAAAATATAAAACGAAGTTGTATGACGAGGAAGAAGATTTTGAAACATCTAACAATGTATTAGAAATCAGAGATGGAAAATATATCCGCGGACAAATGGAGAAATCTGTATTGGGTTCAACCACAAAGGGAATATTGCATAGAATTTGCAATGATTTTGGGAACATGCAGTCGTCTCAATTTGTGGATGATTTACAAAATATTATTACCGAATACATGAAAACAAGTTCTTTCAGTGTTGGTATTAGTGATTTGATTGCAGATAAAAAAACACAGGATAACATCATTCATGCAATCACAACACAAAAACAAGAAGTGAAATCAATTATTGAGAAGGTACATCTGGGTATTTTTGAAAACAATACATCTGCAACAAACAACACAGAATTTGAAACTAGAATCAATAATGTATTGAATAAGGCAACCGAACAAGCAGGTAAGATTGGTCGTAAATCATTGAGCAAAAACAATCGTTTCATGATGATTGTAAACTCTGGTTCAAAGGGCAATCTCATCAACATTTCACAAATGATTTCCTGTTTGGGTCAAACGAATGTTGATGGTAAGCGAATCCCATATGGTTTCGAAAACAGAACTTTGCCTCATTTCAGTAAGTTTGATGACAGCCCTTCTGCTCGTGGATTCATTGAAAATTCTTACATTTCTGGGTTGACCGCACCTGAACTATTCTTTCATGCAATGGGTGGACGTATTGGTCTTATTGATACGGCGGTGAAAACCTCGCAAACTGGTTACATTCAAAGAAGGTTGATTAAAGGTCTAGAAGACATCAAAGTTGAATATGATATGACTGTACGAAATAATAAGGGAAAAATCATTCAATTTGCATATGGTGACGATGGGTTTGACTCCACAAAAACAGAAAACCAATCCATTCCCTTAGTTGGTATGAGTTCCGAAGATGTATATCTACAATACGATGTACTCGGCTCTAGCGAAATTGTAAATTTGTTCACAAAGGGTACTGCCACCCGTTATCGTAAACAAAAGAAGGAGCTCATGGTAAAATGTCGTGCTTATATTGATAAAATGTTGGTAGCTCGTGATAACATTATCAAAAAGGTATTGAAATACACAGATGATAGTGGTATTAAAATGCCGATAGCATTCCAAAATACAATCGTAAACATTCAGGGGCAACTTAGTTTGAACGCAAATGCAATGGTCGACATAACACATTTGGAAGCGTTTCAGCTAATAGAAACATACATGGATAAACTCAAATCTATATCTTATTCCAAACCAACACCTCTTTTTGAAATCATGTATTATTTCTATTTGAATCCCCGTGATTTGATTACTAAGAAAAGATTTCACAGAAAGGGTTTGATTATGCTTTTAGAAACAATTGTATTGAAATATAAACAGGCTATTGTACACCCAGGAGAAATGGTTGGAGTCATTGCAGGACAATCCATTGGTGAACCTACTACACAACTTACTTTGAATACTTTCCATCTTTCTGGTGTTGCATCTAAGTCGAATGTTACACGTGGTGTACCACGCATTGAGGAAATATTGAGATTAACAAAAAATCCTAAAAATCCTTATCTTACTGTTCATTTGAAGGAAGCTGATGAAGATAATTCTGACAAGGCAACACAATATGCAAATATGTTAGAACACACGAAATTAATGGATGTAATCAAAAATATACAAATTTGTTTTGACCCAGATGAACACAATACAGTTATGCCTGGAGACAAAACAATTATGGAACAATATCATGAATTCGAAAAGCTATTAGATGAGTGTGATGGTCAGGAAGTAGACGGTGAGATTGTTAAATCAAAGTGGGTAATCAGGTTAGAAATCAACGCAGAAGTATTGCTAGAAAAAAATATTACTATGGACGATATACACTTTGCTATCAATAATAGTCATGGAAACGAGATTTCCTGTGTATATAGTGATTACAATTCTAGCAATTTGATTTTCAGAATTCGAATGAACAGTTCTATTATGAACAAAAGTAAAAAACAAAGGGGTATTCCAGATACATTAGACCAATCCGATGAAATCTATATGTTGCGTAATTTCCAAGAAAATATTCTGAATAATATAGTTTTGCGTGGTGTAAATGGAATTACAAATGTTTTGCCTAGAAAAATACAAAATATGGTAAAGAAAACCGATGATAGATATGAACAAAAAGATGTTTGGATTCTTGATACTACAGGTACTAATTTATTGGATACGTTAGCGTTTGACTTCATAGATAATACAAGAACTTACAGTAATGATATTAAAGAAATTTTCAATGTATTGGGCATTGAAGCTGCTCGACAAGCAATTTATGATGAGTTGATGGGAGTCATGGATTTCAGTGGTGTATATATCAATTATCATCACGTAAGTGTTTTATGTGACCGTATGACTTCTAATGAAAAAATGGTGGCCATTTTCCGTTCTGGTATTTTGAACGATGATATTGGACCAATTTCGAAGTCGACTTTTGAGGTCCACACAGAAGTATTGCTAGATGCGTCTAGACATGCTGAGTTTGACCATATGCGAGGAGTATCTGCAAATGTAATGATGGGTCAAATGGGCACCTACGGAACCGGTATGTTCAATGTAGTATTAGATATCGATGCAATGAAGAATATGAAGAGTGCGGATGTCAATATGAAGAAACAAAATGAAGAAATAGAAAAAATGTTTGGAAAGATGGAAGATAGTACTGATGTATGTTCAAAGAACAATGTTGAAATCAAAAATAATATATCAGCGATTAAACGGGTAGAAACCGGAGCATGCGATGATGATTATGATATTGGTTTCTAAAAATAAAAATAATTCATAAAATATTTTATAAAAAATAGAATATAAAAATAATATACTTTTTTATTGTGTGGAAACACATGTAACCGGATTTAGCTCAGTTGGCAGAGCAATTGACTGTAGTGGTTTGTAGTTATCAATAGGTCACCTGTTCGAATCAGGTAATCCGGAATTTTTTATTTTATTGATTCAATGAAATAAAATTGATAAATTATATGTATGTAACAATACTAATAAATAATTTACAACAACATGCAATGCGAGTTAAGGTATAATAAAATAGATAGTGATTTTTATTTACTTCCATCCAATCTTGATAGTACCAATTCATCTTTTATATATGGAGAAGTATGTGCGAAAGACATTATTCGTGTTCTTAACGACTTAAATATAGAAGGTAACATAAATTTTGTAGATATAGGAAGTGGGTGTGGAAAATTAGTTATTGATATCGCAAATAATTTCAAAGACTCATGGTGTACAGGTATCGAAATACATCAACAACGACATGCAAAGAGCTTAGAATTATTAGATACCTTTCCAGATATACTTGGCACTACAGAATTTAGTTGTGCAGATTTTCAAACCGTATATTTTGGAAATTATGATGTGATATATTGTTGTAATACCATTTTTTCGAAAGAAGATAACAAAAAATTGTATAACAAAATTCTTCGAGAATTCTCGGGATATGTGATTTTATTCAATTGGGATTATTGTATGAAACCATACCTACTAAAAAGTTATCGCGTGAATACTAGTTGGGAAAAAAGCGTAGAAATATTTGTATTCTATGTTTAATTTTATTCACATGGTATAATATATGAAATTAGACTGTGTGTTATCCGCAGTTAATGAGAATACTTTATATCTAGATTTCATCCCTTTTTTTGTTGATACATGGAATAAATTGTACCCAGAGGTGGATGTGAAAGTAGTTTTGATAATGTCAGAAATACCATCTAATTTAGAAAAATACAAAAACAATATAATACTATTCAAACCAATACCATCAATAAATACTAGTTTTATTTCACAGTATATTCGAATGTTATATCCATGTATTTTAAATTATAAAAATGGGGTTATGATTACAGATATAGATATAATACCAATGAACAAAGTATATTATACTCACCCCATTGAACCTATAGATTCAAATAAATTTATTTATTATAAAGGAGATTCATGTAAGCATCTTAAACAGCTAGCAATGTGTTATAACGTAGCTACACCAGAAACCTGGCGACATGTATTCAAAATACATAATATTAATGATATACAAAATCGTTTGAAAAATGTGTATAGTACTAGTAATTATGTAATCTATAAAACTGGTTGGTTTACAGACCAATTAGACTTGTATAAGCATGTAATGCAATGGAATAATACTACACAAAATCTAATATGTTTATATGACAAAGATACTGGTTTCAATCGATTAGACCGAGGAACCAAATTTGATATAAACTCTGAAGTTATAAAAGAAACTATAAAAAGTGGTCAGTATACAGATTATCACTGTTTACGTCCATTTAACGATTATAAAGATATAAATAATAAAATATATGAATTACTGTAATAACAATATGTTAATGTATAAACGGAACATATTGTTTTTATTTAACAACGCGCAAATTAATCTTATAGGACTTCAAATGTTCTTTCAAAGGAATTTTTGTAAAAGCCATATCAGATATTTCAGATAATCTAATGTCGTTATCAATAATATTGATACTAGGTGCGAATATATCTATATTTTTGTATGGATTAGATTGTATGAATGTATACTCGTCTGTCTCCATATTTCCACCGAGTACAATATATTTGGCGTTGATTTTCAATGTATTGTATACTTCACCAGAATACATTACTACAGGTAAATCTAAAGAATTACATAGTACCCAAACATCTAATTGCGTAATTACATAATTATCATTCATTATCATAGATTCAAAAGACAACATTTTATTACGAATTTTTTCTATGAAATCTTTTTTGAATTGTTTCAATAATATAGAATGAATTGCTGGCATCAAAGTTTTTTGTTTCATTAAATCATCATAAGCTTTATATAATAATTTTTTTATACCATGAATACTTTCATCTAATTTTGCATGACGTTTCAAAATATAGGATAATACATAATAACTGCACAAAGGAGTACTTTTGATAACGAGCTCTTTCATATTTGTATTGAAAATACCGTTCCAATTATTCTTTTTAGTGATTTCTTTTTGTTTTATTATACACAATTCACCAAAAGATTCTATGGTTGAAATGTCAATATCTTTTGACTGTTCTTTTAATGGAATATTTTTGGTAGTATTTTTTAAATAAGACGGTTCTGCAAATTCATAAGGCATATTTTTTACGTATTCATGGGTTGAACTATATGAAATATCGTCAAAATAATCACCGGTTACATGTGTATTCATTAACAATACTTCATCAGACATAATATTGTAATCTAAGGATTCTAAACGAGTATATGAAGTATCAAATAAGTATTGTTTGACACGTTTATATCGTATGATTTCATCACTGATTCGAATATAGTACAATTCTTCATTGTTTTCCTGAGATAATAAATTTACAGATGGTATACATAGTTGATTTTCTTTCATCATGCAAAATCCGTGTTTATTGTGAGAGTTGATTTCATTTTGCTCATGCAATTCATTTAATACTTCTTCTTCAAATTCTACATAATTATTTACTGGTTCTAGCAAATTTTGAATAATCGTTTGTAATTTATCCAATTTGATTTCATAAATATATTCTTTAGAATCTGCTATTTTTCTAATTTCTTCAATTTCATCCACATTCATCATATTTGCAATCTCATCGCGAAGTTTTTCACGAAATTGTTTGTAAAATTTTGTTTCTAATTTTATATTTCGAACAGTTTTTTGTCGAATTGCATCAATCGAATAGGTAGTCATTATTTTGTTATCCGCTGCATAATAGTTTTCATAACCAGTAGTTTCTATTGTTTTCAGATTGTCTTCTTTGATATTTTGCACAGGTTTGTCAATCAAAACAAATTGGTTTGTTTCTGTAACTATACCTATTATCATTCCATCTTCTTCTATTTTCACCATAGGTTTGCAAGGGATTTGCTTTTCTGACCTAGTATGTATTGTTTGCAACATGTGAATAGTTGTTTCATAATCTAACCAATTTACATCATCAACAAAGATAGAGTTCAATCTTTTTACTGGCATAGAGGGAGAAACCGGTAAATACAACAATTGATTACTTTCTTTTACTTCTGAAACTAAAAATGCTATAATTTTACCACGATAATTTGATACCTGTTTATGTATAGTTATATTCAATGATGAAAGTATATCATAAGTCTTTTGTGCAGAGATATTATTTTTATAAATATATGTAGTTGGTTTGTCTGCAGGCTTACAATATTTTGAAACTGAGTTTTGTATATTTTTCATGACATTTGACAAATTTGGTGGCATATTTTCACTATAAAAGATTTTAATTGCATTCAACTTGTTTGCAGCTTTTTCATTTTTAGTATTGCCGTATACATATATTGGTTCATAATAATGACCATGTTTCAAAAGAAGTACTGTGCCTCGAGATTCATCAAAAAGTGTCTCGGAATAAGAATTTGTTGGACATAATAATGAAATATTGTCACGAATATCGTTATCTTCTATTTCCATAATGACTATATTCAGTCCTTTGGAGAACAAACCGATATCGGAAGAACTTATAATATCCCATAAAAAAGTATGGTCAATAATGGAATCATCATCTTTCATAAATCTCAAAAATTGTTCATATGAAGCAATGGTAAATTTCAAAAAATTATATTGTTCTGAATTATTCAAATCAATACTTCTGTAAAAAATAGTATTTTTATATTTTTCAACTTCAATATCCGAAATATTCACACGCTTAGGTTGAAATAATGAAACGAGAGTACCATTGTGTACTTTCAAATAAATATCCAAACTTACTTTTTTTGCAATTATATTTCTCATCTCTTTGATGGACGGAACTTCAATATTATTATGAAATGTATAAATATCTGCAATACAGGCTACAAACGACTGTTTGCTCGATTTTTCAACACCATATCGTAATATCGGGGTTGCACCTTTCTTGATGTAGGTAGGGTTTGTAGCATCTACACTTTTACTATTTTCAGTGTGCAAAAATAGTTCCACTGATAATGGTAAAAATCCCCATCTATGTTGTGGTACAGGGACACGTTCTATACTCAAAACATTTAAATAGTTTCGTGTTGTTTTTGTTTTTTCAGATTTCTCACCTTCAATTAGGGCTTCATTTCCGTACTCAATATTTTCATCAGTGATATTCAATTCTTGACGACGTGTGTTTTGTTTTGTACTGAATGGATTTTTGAAACAGCATGGTACTCCAATATTTTCTGCTGATTTTGATTTATCTAAAAACCCGGGATTATAATAAATATAATTGTTATCGCTGTCCATATGCTGGCGTTCGTCTGTGAATTCATAAATATAATGTCCTGGAGGAGGGTTTGCACGTTGCTCTTTGGGTATAATCTTTCCGCCACATTCTCCTTTTTGTACTTGTTCTTCTGTCATAGGTTTATTTGATTTCATACACCAATAACGAGGACACATATACCAGTATGGTTTATTGGGATTCGTACCATATTTTATAGCTATACCATAAGCTTTTTTTGCTTCCGGGTCATTATCTATTTCTTCCTTTTCTTGCTCAGTAAGTATTACTGGCTGTCGATTTGATTGTGCTGGACATATTTTTGCATAACTTCCTTCCATTTCTCCTCTGAAAAGAATGGGTTCTAACTTTTTTATTTTGTTGTAAAAAAATGTTCCACTGGATTTATCTTTTTTCTCTCCACCTTTGAAAAGGTCTATACTATCTTCCTCCTCCTGCTCCTCTTCCTCATCATCTTTCTCATCCTCTTCCTTTTCTTTTGGTTTATTTTCAAATAATTCATCTGTACCATCTTCTTCTTCTTCTTCTTCGTCTTCGTCTT